CCGCCGGGGAATTGAGCACCGCACACCGGAAGGAGGTCGACCAATGCTGAGCGCCCAGATGAACATCCGGGCTTTGCACATCGGCCGAAACGGCCTCGCAGTCAGCATGGGCGATGCTGGCGATCAAGCGGTAAGACTGGAACGGGCGCTCGCTGTCTGCAGCATCATAAACGGCCAAAATTTTACCGCCGCCAGTGATGGCATAACCATAAGCGTAAGATGTGGCTGAAGCCGCCGCTTGACGCGATAATGGCAAGCGTTGGATCTGCCAGCTCCAAGGATAAAGCCCTAGGCAAAAGCGGGCAATGCGCTGAAACCGTCCAGACGCCTGTGATGATGTTGGCGATGTGTCATCAAACGCATCAATCCGCTTTTGCCCAAGCCGATCCATCGCGTCATTGTAAATATTGACGGCCTCTTGTGTCGCCGCATCACTCATTCAGATCCTCCTTCCGCGAATAAAAAGGGCGGCGGGCTTCCTAGCACCGCCGCCCTTCCGGTTCGTTTTCAGTTTTTGGACCGCCTAAGCAGCGGCCGCAGTTAAGGCGATATCGCCCGCCGCGCGCGTGACCAGATATGTCTTCAGCGCTGGCGTGCCGTCAGCATCCAGAACACAATGGATAATGTCTCCAACGCCTTCGGTGAAATGATCCGCCGCATCGTCAAAATAGCCATTCGTCTCGACCGCAGCCGCCGCGTCATCTGTTTTGTAATGAAACACGCCGTGGCGAACTTCGCCCCAGGCGCAGCCTGAAGCTGTGCGATTTAGGTTTGCAGTGTTTAGCGCCATGAATATCTCCCAAAATGGTTAAGCGCGAAAGGGGAAGTGCGGGCGCTCAGTCGCCAACACGATTGACCGATTAAGAGACGGCATAAGTTTCTGGATCGATGCTTTCAGGGATGATGCTTTCATCAACCTTGAAATTGAAGATGCCGTTTTCGATCAGCACTTTGCTGTCGCGCTCGGCTTTCATGTTGCCCAGCCATAGATCTTCTTCATTTTCCCATGACCAGATCGTGCGCTGCTGTTGCAGAATGCCCAGACCAACACTTTCCGACGTGTAGACAAAGCAATCACGAACACCCGTTTTGGCCGCGTAAGTTGCCGCCGTTGTTGGCAGACGGGAAAAAGTGATCCAGTGGATATTGTTCCAGGTCTTGCCTTTCATACCATACGGCAAAGCTTCGCCCGTATAATCGGCATTTGCGTACTCTTTGAACCGCTTCAGCTGGGAATGAGCGCGCGAAGAAATAAGGCCATAGACGGCTTCTTCGCCCTCATAGATGCCATTATCTTCCAGAACTTCCCACATATAATCAACCAGCACTGGCGACATGAAGTCACCCGCGCCGCCAATCCCGGTGGCTTTTGCGCCAGCCGCCATTGCTTTAACAACAACATTGTCCAGGTCACGCGAAAAGCCTTTATAGGCTTCCATCTGTTGATGATCGCGATCGTCAGGCGTCAAGCGCTCAAGATTGGCCTCTTTAACTTCCAAGAGTGCGCCGACCGCTTCTGGTGTAAGGGTGATCTTTTGGCGCTGCGCACCAGACCGCTTGCGCTTACCGTCGCCTTTAATTTTATCGACTTCAATTTTGCCAATGCTTCGGAAGATCATATCCTTCGCATCGGTTACAACCTTGCGCCGGACTGTATTGGCCACCCGGCCGCCCTTGTCCTGATACATGTGGATGATCGCATCATCCCACTCTGACTGCATCCATTCAGGGAATGTAGGATTCACGCCACCGCTCATTATAAAACTCCTCGTTAAATGACCGGGTGGAGCGCGCCGCAGAAGGACATTTCTTGAAGCGCGCTGGCCACCCGGATTGGCTAGGCCAACGGTGGCGACATTACGACAGGTCTTTTTGTGGTAACTTTCAGCTAGCCACCATAATGCGCTTTGGCTTGGTCATCGACGCGTTTGCGATAGTCCGGATCATGCCCGGAGCTGGTCGTGCTATAGCGTGGATCTTTGCGCCATTCTCTGATTTTGTCAGGCGTCACCTGCCCTTGCAGAACACCCTCGCCCGGTTTCCCGATGCCCGTTTCCTTGTTCAGCCCAGCGATCCAGTTGACCAGGCGCACGCCCGTCGCCGTCCCCAATTGCAGCTTCAGCTCGCCAACAATGTCACCCATATGCGTGGCTTCATCACCTTTCAGATCTGACAGCTTGGCCTCTAGTCGCCCGATATAGCCATCCGCTTCAATGAATAGCTGCTTGCCTTGCGCGCCCAGCTTTTCGACTTCAGCATCGTCATTGATCGGCTCATCAATAACGCCTTCTTCAGTCAGTGTCGCGAGCAAGCTACCCATTTCATTTTGGAATTGATCCGCGCCCCAGCCCTGCTTCAAGGCCAATTTCCGCGCCGCGCCCACGACCGGATGATTTTCGGGGTTCGGGAACAATTTCGCGGCATCACCCTCCAACTTCCAAGGGTAGTCTTCGGCCCTCTCCGGCACTTTTCCGCGTGCTTGATGGCCGGCGTCGTATTCCTTCAGCTTGCCATAGACTTTCGCCAGTGCGTCATCAGATGTTTCACCGCGATACTGTTCAGGAAGTTGTGCCTGGTCAAATGTGCCGGGCTTGTGCTCAACTTTATCAAGGGCCGCGCCGCCTTTGTCGTCGCCCTCACCTTCGCCGCCAAGCAGCTTCTCGCGCAATGTCGCGCCGCCGCCTTTATCATCGGATCCGCCGCCGCCTTTATCGTCGCCGCCATCACCTTCGCCACCATCGGCAAAGCAAAGCAATGCCTGTGTTCCAACGCTTTCGAGCATCCACCATTTACGTCGCATCATTCATCTCCTTCTGCTGCGTTCGCTTGATTGATCGCGTCCGCGATCAGTAAAATCATGTCATTTGTACCGGCCCTGTAGCCCCTCATAAGCTCTCGATCTTCCGGCTTTTCGGCCAATAGATCTTCAATCGACGGGTGCGGCGCGTTCACGCTCATCTGCATCAACCAGTCGAGCGTCGCCTGCCCGTGCTTCGTGTTGAATGTTTGCCGGATTTGCTTTGAAAGCTTTAGATCAGCACGCCTACGCGCCGCCTTTTGCTTATGCGCATCTTCAACACTTTCGGCGGCATCTAGGCCGAAAAGCGTTGTGGCCATATCCAACAAGTCATCCAGCGCTTGATTAGGGTTGAGATGATCCGTCATTGTTCTGTCCTTCTGCACCGGCTGCCAGCTGTTGCTGGGCAACTTCCGCAGCCACGGCGGCTGCTGTTTCTATATTTTTCTTGATCTGATCTGGGTCTTGAATGACTTCGTTTGGCGCGCTCATCACCTCGTGCAGATATTTCACCGCTTTTGTGCGGTCCGCCACAAGGTCGATCTGCTCTTCGCCCAGAATTTCTAACGCAACCGCTAGCCAGGGCGTCGCGCGCTCTGCCTCTTCCAGCGCTTGACCATCCGCCAACGGTGACAGCACTTGAATGGCCACAAGCAACTTGTCGATCTGCGGCATCAGCGGCAACAGATCCTATTGATCCAGAATATCCAGCACGCGCTGAACAAGTGGGATCAGGATCTCGCGATGCATCCGCCCAAACGCGCCCTGAATGTCATCTGTTAGCCGGCGCAAACGGGCGATGATTTCGGTCGGGCTGCGCACTGCGCCTTCTTCTGGCGGCAATTGAACATCAAGCAACATCTCGCGGATCTGCATCCGCATCTCGTTTGAGACCAGCGCCGCCACATCAAATTGCTTTGGCAGGCCCAGATCCGCGATCGATGCGCCGCGTCGGCCGCCAGTTGATTTGACTTTCAGCATCCCGCCGGGCGTCAGCACACTTGTGCGCGGATTATAAACGCCATCATCTGACGTCATCCATGCGCCCAGAACAGCGAACGCCGCCGCCTTCAGCTGAAGCTCAACAGCTTTGTTCAAAGTTTTGATATGCGGCATGGCCAGCATAAGCGGCCCGCGACCGCGTGTTTCGCCCGGCACTTTGAAGAAGCGCCCAGATATGAAGCAACTGGTGCGCAACTCTTCGGTCCACACCTCGTCACCCGTTTCATGGTCACAGATTTGTAGATCAAAGCCGGGCGGTGTGTTGACGTCTTGGCGCGCTTGGCGCGTGCAAGCGATCGTCAGCTCGACTTTCTCTGTGCCATTGGATGCTCGGTTAATCCGATTAAGGCGCTCGTTCAGCTTCGCCTCTGGCCAGCGCACGGTGATTTCACCGACTTCCATTTCTTCCAGAAACATCCAGCGCTTGGTCCGCCCGGTCGCATCATCTTCAAGTTCTACGGCTTCGGCGGGCAATGTGATGAAGTCCACAAGGTTGTCCATGCCCTGCCCCTTCAGGACCAACATGACACCCGTGCCCATGTATAAATCCTGATAGAATTCATCAGCGGCCGCACCAAAGTCACCCTGATTGAAAACCATGACAGCAATTTTACTGATATCATCGAGCAGGCGCTTGACCTTCTGGCGCTGATCGACGTCCGTCACGAACGGGCCAGGCACAATATTAAAAAACGGCTTGAAGTCTGGGGTCAGCGTAGAGCGTAATTTGTGGCTGCCCCGCCACGCGGAAACAACCGCAGTCGAATCATAGACTTTTGTGACCCGCGATGCGCCCTTGCTGTCACCCTTGCGGACGGGCTGGCGATACGGCTGCGCATAATCGCGCGCGTCTTGATAGTGCTTGGACCAGCTGCTGCCACTATCCTGGATTTTTTTCTTGTGACGCGCCACAAGCTTTTTACCAGACAGGCGATTATTGTGCTGTTTGCTTGCAGCCATTGCCATGAATTACGCCCCCAGCGCGACCTTCAGGCCGCTTGCACGCTTTGATCGTAATTGTGCGCGGCCTTTTCGGCCTGCTTTGCCAGCGCCAGTGACGCGCGCCTTGTCTTGCTCCATCGCGGCTCGGTCTTGATTGGCTTCGTTGCGTTGACGCGCCTGCATCGCTTCAAGCGCTTTGTCGCGTTTAGCACCACCAAACAATCCAGACATTCAGGGCCTCCACGCCATCAACTGACAATTCCGGCGCAGTATAGGCAGGACGGGCAAGCGGTAACTTTCAAACCCCAAAAACGTCGCAAAGCGCATATGGGCCGGGCGCGCTGCTTCAATGAAGGCGACGACAGTCCGGCCCGCCGGGCGGGCCTCCAGCGCCCGCGCGCACGCTTCCAGCATCACCCGCGCTGGCAACTGAATGTTGCGATTGGTGAGCATCCAGGCCTCGTCATAGGGATGGCCGTCAGGCCAAGGCCAAAAGCCGCCTGCGACTAGCAGGCGACCGCTCTCCTCGTCCGCCACCGCAAACAGATCACTTTCGCGTGATTGCTGTATCATGCCCAACTGCATCCGACGCGGCAAAGGCCCCAGCAAGCGCTGCACGTCCACAATTTCACCCTTCCGCAAAACCCAGCTCATGCGAACGGATCAAAGTCTGTGCTGGTCAGGTTGTGCATCTGCGGCCCGCCGCCCCGCGCGCGCCCGGGCTTGGCACGGGCGCGCCCATTATTTACCACAAGCGACCGCCCGAAATATCCGGTCAGGCCGTGCTGTAGCGCGTCATGCGGGTGACTTTCGTCAGTTTTTTCGGGCTTCGGCTCTTCGCGCACCTCGCCGCGTTTTTCATGGCGCTTGTACCTGTAACCCGAATTAAATCCCCGTCGCAGCATTTTGCAGCGTGGTGATAGCACGAACATGAACTGGCCCGCCTCATGGCCATTTAAAAGCGTGCGAACCGTTTCCAAGCGAAAGCCTTCCAGCTCGTTGCTCTCGGGTTCTTCAATATCTTCGTCAATTTTTGCCTCGATGATATCCAGCCAGGTCTGCTCATCGCTTTCCTCATCGTGGCCATAGAATGCGGATGGATCACACCAGGCGCGAATATTGTGCGTCGCGTCTCGCAAGTGAGGCTCGTCCAGTCTAGCCAGCAAGGCATCACCAAAGCGCCCCGGCCCGCAGCGACCTAGAAATAGCTCATCAATCCCCCGCGCCTGAAAAGGCGCAACAATCTGAAAAAAGACGGCCGAAGGCCGCCCGCCTGTTGACGTTCCCGCATCCAATCCGATGCAAAGCTCCAGCCCCGGATCAGCGTCGATATCCATTGGCGGGCCGCCATTATGGCCGCGTGCAAGATGTTTATCGTCTTCATATTCTGGATAGACGGGCTGGCCTTCGCGGCTCGCGCCCCATTTGTTGCGGACAAGAATTTCAATCAGCCACGGCTTAGATCGCAAGGCCTTCAGCTGGTTCTGATAATATGCTTCAGGCAGGTTTTGACCATTCTCCGCCGCAGGATCCAAACCAGACGGAAAGTCAAAAACGTCCATGAAGCTGGGGTCAAAATTCAGAACAAATTCGTCATAGCACCAATGATCGACGTCCGTTTTGTTCATATCAAAACCGATATGGGCATCGTTCTTGTAACCCGGCATCAGCATCTGCCGAGACGGGAAACGATCAATCCGTGTCAAGCCAAAGTCATACACGTCGCGCGGGTGGGAATTTGCGGCATTCATGCACAAGCTCGTTAGCTCCAGCCCATCCAGCCAGTCACGAATGGATCCGTCAGGTATGGCCGCAAACATCATTGTGAATTCGATTGGCCCGTATTCGTCCATCATCTTGATGCTGTGTTGTGCTGGGCGATCCTGCCCGCCTGACCAGCCGGGGATCGATGGCGGGAATATGCGCTGCCATGTCTCGATCGCTGTTTTGTATAACTGGCGATAGGTGTCGCGCGTCGTCATCGTTTTATATCGCCGCACACCATCCCGGCACATAGGCGCACGCACCGCGCAAAGCGGCTCACACACTTCCATTGTGGTTGTCTTCCCGGATCCAACCGGCCCAATCATTCCGCGCACCAGCTTATCGCTGCGCACATAGGCCTCAGACAGCGGCCCCGGCGCTTGCCATTCGGTCAGGTTGATCTCTGACGCCGCCATGATCTCGCGGATATCTCTGTACTCGTGGACGTTATCAACCATGACACAATCCCCCGACCCCAGGACGCAGGCAATCATGCAAACGTGGTGAAACAACGGTCTGACCCCAGACCCCTTCCCAGCTAAGCAATGCGCAAATGCGAGCCAAACCTGCGATGCGGACACCTTCGCCACGCCGCGCCCGGTGAAGCGCTTGGGCCATACCTGAAAGGCGCGCGCCGATTTTCGGGGGCCTGATCGTCGATCGGCCGCCTGGGCGAAGGGCCACCCCTTCGGACCGAATAAACCCCACGTTTACTGTCAGAATGCTTGAAAGGCCCGTCATTACTGGTCATCCTCTTCTTGCGTCCGACTTTCACCGTCCGACTTTTGCTTTGATTTATCGTTTATCAATACAGGTTCGCGCACATTGGCCGGGCGCATGTCCAGGCGTCCAGCTTGGTTGCTGATCACCTTGCCATCCGATCCGATCATCGCGAACATCACCGCGCCATCATCCACCTCGATCGCCATAGGCAGCTTCTGGTGGACGTAGGGCATGGCATCGATGACCATCTTGTTCAGTAGCTTGAAGGCGTCAGCGCGCTGCATGGGCAGTTTACGCGCCAACCTGATCGCCCGCTGTTCCATCCAGTCGCCCAGCGCGTGCCCATCATCCAGCCATTCCTGAAGGCCTTCCATGATCGTCGCCAGTAACAACTCGCCAGGCTCCGCGCCCAGGCTCGCAGCATAGGCTCGCAGCGCATCCTTGCGCGCCCGCTTTGGTTTCTTCGGCGCACCACGCCCGCGCTCTTCAGGCTCCTCGGCATCGATCAGCACCTCGGCCACCGGCTCGCCGCCCGGTGAAGAAAAACCCCCGATTTCCGCTATTTTTCTTGCACTTTCAGCATCACTAGACGCCGCGCCTACGTCCTGTCTATCAGGTGTCTTTGGCTTATCATCTGAATTCATTATCTTTTATCCTTATTATAGACACTTAGACAAAAAGACAGAGAGAAAGAGGCACACACATACGCGCACCCACACATATTAAGGGTGCTACGGCGTCTAACCGTCTTTCCGACTATTCCTCGTATTTTCGCAATCATTTCAGTGCCTTGTCCGTAGACGCCTTGTAGACGCCCGGCCTGTCTAGTGTCTAAGTCTCGCCTCGCTTTGACCCATTGCTTCGCTATCATAGGGTCCGGGGAACTCCGGTAACTTTCGACGCCAAAAAAGCGCCGAGTTGGCCCGTGGGTGCGGGCGATTGGGGGTGTGGGTTTGCTGTCCTTCTGTCGCGCTGGTCGCGCTGTTAAGCGGGTTCCGCGCCTTTGGCGCATGAACCTGGCTCAGGGCTGCTGGTTCCTTACCGAAATAATGATCCCATCTCGGTCACGACTGACGTCATAGTCAGCGAGCAACGCCAGCGTAATATGCCCAAGCCTGCTTCTTATGGCGTTGCGCACCTTTTCGACTGCCGCTTTAACTTCGGCGTCCAGCGCCTTATTCACCTCATCAGTTAAGCCCGCGATCAAGCGCTGCTGAAAATCATCTGATAATCGAATTTCACCCATCATCTTCGTCCTTCTGCTTTTGATTTTGTCCTGGCATGACCAGGCACGCGATCGGCGCTAGGCCGCTGCGTTTGGTGGCGGCGGCCGCGATCAGCTGCGCGCTGACGGGATCCAGGCCGACCTCGATGGCGGCCGCGCCGGTGCGATCAAACACGCCATAGATCGGCCGCCCGTCCTGGGCGCTGCCGGCATAGCGTGAATGCCAAGGCGGCAAGCCAAGCAATGGCCCGGCCTGCGCCTCGATCGCGTCCAGCTTATCGACCGCCAGCGCGCGAAGCTCGGCGCGTGGGTCCGGGGCGTGGCCGTTATTCATGAGACCACCTATAAAAAAATATTGTAGGCCTATTGACCCACATCAAAAACATTGCTAAATGGCCAATCAGGCCAATCAAGGCCGCTCCTGAAAGGAATGAAAAATGACTGAATTCATCTCTGTGACAGACACTGCGAAATTGATCAGAAAAGCCCTTAAGCGCGAGTTTCCAGGCTTTAAGTTTTCTGTACGCTCCAGCAAATACGCTGGCGGGGCCTCGATCGACATTAGCTGGACCGATGGCCCCACCTCTGAGCAAGTTGATAGCGTCACAGACGCGTTTGCGGGCAAGGGCTTTGACGGCTCCATTGATCTGGCCTATCGTTGCCATAGCTTTTTGACTGAGGATGGCCGGGCTTATGTCGCTGGAACGTCCGGGACAGCGGGAAGCATGGGCGCTGTTGAAAAAGCCCATAACTTCAAGCCGGAACGAACGGCCCGGCGCGTCAGTTTTGGTGCTGATTATATCTTCAGCCGCCGCGAAATAAGCATCGCTCTTCAATCGGCTGTTTTGAAAGCTTGGCCTCTGCTCTCTTTCAGTGAAAAGTGTCGTGTTTTCACTGAGG